GAATTATCATATACTTGCTCAATGCATTCTCTAATCAGGGCAAAAGCAAACTCTGTACCGGTGGCAGAAGAAAACGTTGAAGTCACACTGGGATATCCCATCACAACACCTATTTCATCGGTTAGCTTAATAGTTTTATTGTGCTCATCATTGTACTGCACCTTAACATCTTTCAAATCTACTTTGGCCGGGGCATATGTTTCATAGTCATCTGTACATAACACATTCAACTCGCTCACTTCTCCTGTAGATTTAGCTCTTATATTTAATAAAAGATACTCCACATCAAATGATGGCATGGTATCCACCTTAAACTTATTAAACGTGCAATTATCAACCGCTTGTATAGTAGCGTTGATAACATCCTTCTCTTCTCCAGTTTCCATCGCGATCATCAGAAGCTTTTCTTCCTTAACAAGATATGGTCTGTATTTAACCGTCTCTTTTGTTGATGGTAATTCCAATTCATATTCTGGTGTATTTAACTTAGGTAAAGTCATATTATAGTTCTCCGTATTATATAATTACATCCCAATCCTTAAAGGAAAAAGTAACCTTTAATTTTGAGAATTCGCTTGTTGCGCTATGGCTTGCACCTATAGCATCTATTGTTTTAGGGTAGCACTCGTTTATCCGTATTTCCCTTACAACCTCATTGTTTTGATCTAGCTGTCTTACACTCATAGTACCTATGTACGTATGGTAGTAATTAATATCATGGGTATTAATATCATAAATTCTATCTTGCCAAGCCTTGAAGTAATCTACTTCCCTATGATCATCTGTTAATAAGAACGTGATGTCATAATCATCAGCGTATGTCATCCCATCTGGTAAATCATAAGTGGCTTCATACCCAGCTGAGTAGGTTGATGTTTTTATATTACGCCCTAAGAACTGCGCGTCTTCTGCCATTAAAGACAGGTGGAGTGTATCAATATCTGTCCACGATGAATCTATTATAATCTCAAATCTATTAGGTCGGGCAAATTTAGTCGATTTATATTTCGCTAATATATCTGACGCTGTAAATGACGATTTTGCCATTATATCTTACTCCTTGAATCAGCCCAAACTTTACTGCTTGTAGCTTTCTCGAATTTGTGTACCGGTAGCATAGCCGCTAATAGGAAATCATCAGCGTCTATTCTTCTAAAAGGGCTTTTTACATGGGAAGCCAAATACCTCTTTATACAAGGCCTTACCTTTTTCATCTTACTTACTGCTTTCCAATTAATATTCAACTCTGTCTTTTCCGTTAATTTACCTGCACCTGATATGTTAACCATTTCATCTAATAACCTAACCCTAATAGCGTAAGGCAAGTAGTGAAAGTTAATACCAAGAAATCCATCTTTGTATTTCTCAATAGGAATAACCAGGGGGAACTTATCATAGTAGGGAAGAGTCTTCTTATGCTTAGGATCGTAAAAGAAGAAGTTCATTCTACCCCAATTTGGTGCACCTGATATTTTACCATCTTTTACTAGTTCCTTCTGGGAAGGGCTCCCTAATTCCTTAATCCTATTACGGTACCATTTGAAAGGCTCGTTCCCCTTCTTAATGTCATCTATTTGATCGAATATACTTTTAGGCATACTATTATTTATAGAGATGCTTCTCTGTTAATATATCGAACTCGTAATTCCGATCTTCACAAAACTTCTCGGCCGCTATCCATTTAGCCTCATTAATGGTCCAAGTCTTTACGGCATTCACGTATGATTTAGTCTTCCTCTTGGGAACCTTGGGTTTAGAGCATTGAGCGTGAGGCTTTACCTCGATTATCTTTTCCCGTACCCTTCCATTCCTATCAATCATCTTAATGTAGAAATCAGGGAAGTATCTATGAACCCTACCATCTAAAGGGCTTACATATGGTATAATAACTTCTTCCGAGCTCCACTTTAATATGGCATCGGTTCTATCACAATACAGCATGAACTTGCGCTCCCACATTGATCGGTATATAATACCAGAAGGGTTACCATTATACTTCTTAGGGTTTTTAGGTAAATACTTCCCCTTATACGTTTTGTATGACATATAAATATTTATAATATCATACAAGGTGTAAAAATGGCGAGTAAATTCAACGCTGAGAAATTCGGTGCAGATGCGCACAAAAAGATGAAAACTTCCTTCGCTAAAGGGGGAGCTAGTAATAAGCTACTTAAGGGGGGAGCAATTGCAGCAGGGCTGCATATAGTTGCAGAAGCTGGATACGAAGCATATTTAACAAATGTAGGATCAACCACTTCAACTAAATTTGGTACACCTAGTTTCCTCTCATACCCGCAAGATGTAGATAAAGATCATTACGTATGTTTTTATATTAACGAGCACGAAAAAGCTTCCGTAAGGTATAAAGAAAACGAAACATTCGTAGAAGATACGAGTGCACAGGCAATATCACAAAATCCTATCGGGCGTGCAGCTGCAGCTAATCAACCACAGAAGAAAAGACCTTTAGGTTCTTCCAATCTTTCTAGCGGTAATATTTCGATCGATAGGGTACCAACTAAAAGGCTTTCAACAGCTATTATGTTATACATGCCCTCTTCGGTTGATAACAACCTTTCGAATGTGTACAATGATAAGGAGTTTGGATATCTAGCGAGGGGGCAATTCGCCAAGGCTACCGGTGCAGGTATTATGAATCTTTCTGAAACCGCTGGTGCTGGTATATCTGAAAGAATGGATGTCAATTTAATTCAACATGGATTCTTTAAATCAGATCGTATTGAAACACAATATAAAAATATTGATAAGAGAACCTTTAGTTATAACTTTAAATTCATGCCTCGCAGTGCTGAAGAAGTTCAAACTATAAAACATATTATAGGCAGGTTTAGATTTCACTCTAGTCCATCTAGATTTGAAGGTGATACAGCTGTTAGGGAAGTACTACAAATAGTACCTGATACATTTGATATAGAATATAAAGCTCATAACGGGAAAGAGAATACATTTATGAATAAAGTATCTACTTGTGTTTTAACAGCTGTTAACGTTAAATACGGTAATGGTGATAAAACACAGTTCCTCAGCTCTGATGGTAATGATTTCGCGCCAACCACGGTTGAACTATCACTTTCATTTAAAGAGCTGGATACAATGTCAAAAGAAAGAATTGCCGAGGGTTATTAATGAGCTACTTTAATAAATTTCCAAAAGTATCATACGATGTAAAGGGAGATGGAAACCTTCATTACATGACTAACATCACTAAGAATATTAGATTGGTAACTGATAAGTATAAGCAAATTTCAGGGTTTGATGTGTATGATGTAGTAGATGGAGATACTCCTGAGATGTTAGCTCATAAGTTTTATGATAGCACTACCTTACATTGGATTATACTAATCACAAATAATATTATTAATGTGCAGGAAGATTGGCCTATACATGTAAGAGATTTTCAAGATATCATAAAGGATAAGTATGATGATATCGATGGTATCCACCATTATGAAATAGCACAGGAATCAGGTGATGATAGTGTAATTATTAACGTCCCTGTTGAATCTTTATCTGAATACCCAGCTGCAACCCCCATAACAAACACCGATCATGAAATTGCCGTTGAGTTAGCCAAGAGGCGTATTAGGATCCTTAAACCTCAATTCCTCTCTCAATTTATAGAAGAATTTAACGCTTTATGAGTACCTTGCAGTATGCTGGTGAGTTTGAACTGGTCAAGGCCAAGCTTCTAACAACAAAAGGTATAGAGCATGATTTATCATTAATAACCCTCGCCGTTGAAATATATGAAGATATATTTTCGAGTGCAATCACCGGTACCATACTATTAACCGATACTAGTGATATCATTAATTCAGCTCCCATAGTAGGCCACGAAACACTTTTATTAACATTAAGGACACCATACGAGACAGCATCCGATAAAACTACAATTAAATTAGAAGTTGCTATATTTAAAATCAATGCCGCTACTCAAATGACTCACACGGCAGATGTAATCTCCTTAAGCTTTATCTCTCATGAAGCTGTAAGGAATGGTCAGATAAGGGTGTCTAAATCTTATAAAGGAGAGCCATCTGTATTTGTTGAAGATATTATTAGGAATAAGCTTAATAGCAAAAAGAAGCTAGAGGTAGAAGTATCTGATAATAATTTTACGTATATTGCGCCAAACAAGAGGCCCTTTGATGCAATCAGCGCTATAAGTAAGAGATGTGTAGGTATAGGACCTTCCTACCTCTTTTATGAGACCACCAAAGGTTATATGTTTAAATCAATCGAGAAGATGTTTAACAAGGCTCCTGAAACTGTTTACACTAATGATATTGTAGATGAGGGGGCTGATGTATTTAAAGCTTTACATACCATTACAGAAATGGATACCATTTCAAGCTTCGATACTTTAATTAACCAACGCAAAGGGCTATACAGCTCAAACTTAACTACCATTAACACCTATAATAAATCATTTACTAATAGTGAATATGATTATCTAGATCAAATAGATTCCATTAAATTAAACGAGTACCCCTTAGTATCTGAAACTGTTAATAATGAAGGCAAGACCGTTACCGAGTACCCCTCTGCCGTGATCCATGTAGAGAGTGTGGATGATGTGGATGATAGCGACGCGTCCTACACAATTAATAGTAGAACACCTTATAACACTCAAGGCGGGTCTAACTGGTTACAAAGAAGGCAATCTAAGATAGCTCAAATACAATCTGGCATTAAACTTTCGTTAACAATACCTGGACAAACGTCAATTGAAGCAGGAGATGTTATTGCGTTAGATTTAGTTGGTAATGATAGTATCAATGGTAAGTACATTGTAGTATCATTAAAGCATACCTTTCAGGTTCAATCACGTAAGCATGAATGCTTGTTAGAGGTAGTAAAGGATTCTGTTAAGACTGAGATTAGTTCTTCATTAGTACCTTATTCTAATTCTGGTACTTCTAAAACTATTCTTTTCTAGTAAGTCTTTATTAAGTGTTTATAGTAAGTCTTTATTAAGTGTTTCTAGTAAGTCTTTATTAAGTGTTAATAGAATCAGATAACCTTAAGCAGAATACATAAGTATTTATCTAG